TGACGGTCTGAATCTTTCCCGCCGTCGTCGACGGTAGCGCGCTCACGGGGTCGCTGTGGATGCGGATATCGTCGTCATCGCCGTTGACTTCGGACCACTTGATCCGGTCGTAGGAGCCAGCGCCCAACGCCTGGACGGCGAACTTCGGATCTTCCTCGGCAAGTTTGCTGCCGAGGTACATGATGATTTCTGCCGCGTCTTCGGTCTGCCGTTCCAACCGTTGTCCCTTCGGCACCTGGCGCGTGTTCGCGATGTCGTTGTACTCGCGCAACGCCACGCCGGCGTCGAGACCGGCAGGCTTCTGGCCCTGGCTCTGCATCTGATTGATACCGACGTCAGCCATCGCCTGTTGGATCAGCCAGTCGAGGTAGCTGTACACCTCCGGCGGAAACGCGCTTGCGGTCCCAAACACGGGAGGCGTACCCCTGTGGTGCATGACACCGCCGATTTCGTTCGTCAACTCATCTTCCTGAACCTCGCTCCCCAACTCAATCGACACGCGCGGAACGCACGCCAGGCTCTGCCCGCGTGCAATCTTACGCATCGTCTTGCCGACCTCGTAGTGATACCCGATCAGGGTGTCGCTCGCGGGCCGCCCCTGCCAGCCGGTGTCGGCGTTGTCCCAGCAGAAACGCGGATAGGGGAACCTGTTCAGCTCCCACGGCTCATCGATCAGCGTGACGTTGTTCAGGGCGAGAATTCTGCGGCCTGGCTTCTCGGCGCTGATGCCTAGATGATAGCAGTCGTACAGGTCGACCATGTCGGCGATGGTGTCGTTTGCCTGGAGTCGTTTATACGCCTGATTGGCCCGATATTCCGACGCCTTCGCTTCGTCGATTTCCTTGGCGTATCTGGGAAACTGCAACCGCAGTTCATCGCGGCTGGTAGGTGTACATTCGTAGAGGTTTCGCAGATTGCGGCCCTCAGCTTCATTCCAAGCAAAGTTGGTGCAGTGCCGGCGCCCGCAACGGATTGTCTTGTTCTCCCGGTCGATCCACAGCTTTACCATACCACCGGAACGGGTCAGCATCCCGTCGACGAATGCCCATTGCTGCTCGGTGTGGAAATCCATCTGGCGCAGCAGCCCGTTGATGAACTTGGTGCGCTGGCGCGCTTTCTTTTGCATCCGCCACGATCCGCCATCCGTCAGACAGCTGATCTGAATCATGTTATTCGAGATCATCGACGCCGCAGTATCGCCACACCGACGAATCACGTTCGCGCGCGCCTTCGTGTAGCCGTCGATGGTGCTGGACGCCTGATAAAGCAGTGGCGATCCGGGCACCATCGAGCCGAGCCAATACGGCGGCTCGCCGTCGTAGAGTGCCTGGTGAAGCGCATCCTTCAGCAGCCGGGTGGTGTGGCAGGAAATCAGCAACCGCCAGCAGTCGAGCGCACACGCGCGGGCCTTGTCCTCGTCCTCGATGTCCCACCATCGGCCATGATTCCCCATGGCGTCGCCATTGGCGGCCGTCGTGCCGGTCGAGTGGGGCATACGATACGTGAGGCGGCCTGGGATCTTCAGCTTGCGCGCCATCAGCTAAGCCCCACCAGCACGTCGGCCATCGTCTCAGCTGGTACGCCGAGTTTTTTCAGCATGTCGGCGGCCTCGGGCGTCTGGAGCTGCTGCATGACCCGACCAGCCTCGGAAAGCGGCGGCCCTGCCTTGTCAGCCTTGCCCTTGACGACGGGCAACGGCGCGCGCGCATCGGCTAGCTTGATCCAAACCGTGCCCTTGCCGTCGACGCCACTGAACTCGGTGACGCCATTGGAGCGCAGAATCGTCAGGAGAGCCCGAAGTCGGCCTGCGGTCATGAGCTCATAGTAGGGCTAACCGCGCAAGACATACATCTAATGCTTGACAGAACAAGCTATTTTGTTGTTCACTTGCACCATGAATCAAAAGAACGATACCGTCATGGAACCCGGACACCAAGGCCGACTGAAGGCAATCATCGAAGCGCAGGGCACATGCCAGGCCGCCAAGCATCTCGGGCTGAGTCGCCCGGCCCTTGAGCGCGCGGCGGGAGGTCTGCGCATTCATCGAGGTACCGCGGCGCTACTCACTCAGAAGATCGCAGAAAGAGATCAACGGGGCAAGAATCCATGAGAAAAAATTCCCTCACACCGGCAGGTTCTATGCTGTGGGCCGCCCTTGTCGAAAAGATGGAGAACCTAAGCTTCAGCGTATGCATCTCACGGCACAAATTCACATCGGTTCATACCGCACAGAACAGCTGTGGGCCGCCCTTGTCAGTCATCGAAGCCAAGCGCAAGCCCTAGCGGGTCACGCCCCCTGAGCCGCTTCTGCTCGGCCAGCTGCTTCAGCATGAACTCACTGGGCTCGCGGTAGTTGGGGTCGTGTGCTTCTGGCTCTGGTTCCATGAACGCCCGGCACGCCCGGTACATGTACAGGACTGCGTCGGTGATGTCGCTGTGGTAGTCGTCGGCAACCTTGCGGGTGCCCTTCGCCCGCGCATCCTGGTCCCACTGGACAAGTCCGCAATCTTCGGCGAATGGCCCACCCTTGCGCGCCTTGAATGCTCCGGCAAGCATCGCGCTGTTGAGTAGCTCGATGTGTTCAAGCTTGCGGGCCTTGTCGGCCGCCTCGACTGGCATGGGCCATCGGCTACGCACCTCCTCGGCTATTTTTTTGCCAAGGCCGCCGAAGTCCCAAACGCTCTTGCGTGGTTTGTACTTCGCAACGAGTGGCGCAACCTGTTCGGCCAGTTTCGTGATCGTCTGCTTGGGTGCCTGGTGCTCCTCGATGAGGTAGACGGTGCGCTCACCCGTGCGCCAGCCACCTACCGCGATGGCGTCGCGATCTTCAAAGCCAAGATCAACGCCTATGCAATAGTTCCATGGCTTCGCGCCAGTCGGCAGCTCTTCGTACTCAGCCGAGGGGCAATAACGGAACACCAGCACGTTCTCGTCCCGCACCCAGCGCCCGAGGTATTCTCGCTGATACGTGGGGTCCGCTTCGGTGATGTTACGACGGTCGCGGATTCGCTTGAGAAACACATGCGGTTCCATCCCGAGGTGCTTGTTCTCGTGAAGCGTCCAGAAGTACCGCGGGATGTTCGGGTTGTGGCAGGCATCGTGAAAGTAACCCGCGGCCAACGGCCCGGGAGTTCCGCTGAGCCGCATGCGCCCGTTCACGTCGAGCATCGCTGGCTCTAGGATGTCATCGATTAGGTAGCTCAACACCGATGAGCGAAAGTTCTGCGCCTCGTCGACGATGGCCAACTTGACCTTGCTGACACCGCGGAATTTGTCAGCCTCCTTGCGATCTTTGGCACCGCCCAGCCGAATACGGCTACCGTTCCGCAACGTGAGGATCAGTCTGCTTTCGTTGGTGACGCCGCCAAGCGCATAGGCTTCGTTTTCCATCTTGAGATGCCGCCACATCAACTCCTCGGCGACGCCGCGGGTCTGCGCCGCGTAGATACACGTGATGTTCGGCTCACCTAGCGCCGTCTCAAGTAGCGCAGTCCCATCGCCGAATGTCTTTCCACTTCGGCGAGTCGTACAGGCTACGGCAAATGGCGAAACATCACGAACCCAGGCCCGTTGCTCGTCGAAGCAGATGGCCTCAGCGCTGAACTCAGCGGCGCGCTTTGATTGGGCGTGCTGGCGGAGGGTCAGGGCTAGCTGGACTTCGAGGGGGTTCAATGGCTGCCTTCCTAGCCGGGGCGAAGCCTACGTCATAGGCGCCTGGATGCATTTCATCTTTATTGGCCTCGACCCCATTGACAAACACGCGAGCGGGATGGGATTCATTCGCTACTTTCTGCGCGGCTACACTATCGAGCATGTTTTGAGTCGTCGCATTTGCCATACGATCCCGCATCGTCTCGACCTCTCCGACCTGCAACCGTTCTCCCAGCACAATCACGCTCCCCTGCGGGGGCACCACGATGGCTCGGCATCCACCGTCGTCAACCTCGACATTCCCGGTGTGCTCGTCGTACAGGATGCCATCGCCCTCGACCCTGCGCTGCGATTCTCGCCCGCGTAGCTCCACGTTGGCACCCCAGCGGATAGACGTCGCCTTGATCATGGTTGGTATTCCTTGATGATGGCAGGGTCGTAGCTCCAACATTCCGACTGATGCCAGTTGAAGCGATTAGCCTTTACCGTCCAGTGGCTACACCTCGCGGGAAGCTCCACGTCTAGAAGCTCTCTCGCTATCCCGTTCCCCCGAAACGCCTGCTTGACGTACACCCAATGCAGGACGTCCGCCGGCCTACTGCAGGCGAATCCCATCAGCTGGTCCGGCCGCTCTTCCAGGCACGCAATGACCGTGCGGGTTCGTTCGTCGGCCAGGATATTCTCGATCACACGATGCCAGCGCGTCCACCACGCGGACTTTGGCATCACGAGCGAGAACGGGCCATCCATCCAGTAGCCCTCTAGCCAAGCGTCAATCACAAACGCCATATCGTCGGGGGCGGCCGGGCGGATGGCGACGTCGTCACTCACGCTCTGCCCCGCACATTTCCACGAGCTGAATCAGCTCAACGTCGGCATCGGTCGCCACCCACGCAACCCCACTGACCTCGCGCCGCTCGCGGAATTGCCGTATATGAGACACCACCAACGCAAACGCCTCTCGGCGCCCCTTCTCTCGATCTGATTCGTTCACGCGCGCTTCTCCGTTGACATCGTATCGCCGAACCGAGGTAGCAGTTCCGCTAGCTGCTCGGGCGGCATCTTGGCCAGGTGCTCGCGTAGCAGCTTGTTTAGCGACGCATCGTCTAGCCTCTGGCGCGCCAGGAAGTCCGCAGCATCGCGCTGGTCCTTCGCGATTTCCACGGCGGCACGGGTGCAGGCCGTGAGGCCCTTGAGATATACCTGGTCTAGCCTGTCGTCCACCGGAACAGCGCGCAGCATATCCATGGTTTCGGCCAGCGCCTCCAGCCCGGAGTCGATGATCTCTCGAATGTCACGGGTTCTGTTCATGTGAGCGACGCGCGCGCGCGACGTCTTCAAGCGTCGGCGTTCCCGCGCCGAAAGTCAAGCCCAACATTTTGATAACGCGAATATGTCCACAGTGTGTACGGTTGAGCATGGCGACAATTGCGAGTGCCGTTACAGGATTCGAGGACAAATAGCCAAGAAAGCTTGCTTCGCTATGCAATCCAGGTCAACCGATCACCGACGGGGAACACGAAACTTCTTGACAGGATTCACCTTCTGGCGCTCCATGTTTGGTCTACCGATATTCAGCGGGAGCCGGATCCGTTCAGGCGTCTTGCTGCCAACAGCGAGGAACACGGTATCCCCCTCCGCCCACGTATCAGCATCCCGCCTCATGCGCTCGATGGCCGCCTGTAGCGCCTTCTCCATGCCAGCAATCTGTTCTGGTGTGAACGCCTCGGCGACGGTCAGCAGCTGGCTCATTTCGTCGCGCCCCTCACCTTTGCCGAAACTCGTACGACCCGCCCGCGCGCCCC